TGCGTCCAATACAATCTGACCAACTGCATAAACAGTACCAGAAACCCAAGTTGGAGCTTGGATAACAGTTAGTGAATTAGCTGCTGTTTGACCATTTGGGATTGGCAGGTTTGATGCCAAGCCTTGATCGTTATCACCGATAGCTAACGTTAATGTTGTTGCAGGGGCTGTTGTGCCACTGGAAACACGTCCGTTAGGATCAATCATTGCACCAGAAGGTATGATAGCAATGTTGATGATGTCGTATTGTGCTTCATTACCTGTCCACGTATATGTGGCTGTAATCTTTGAAGGACCTTCCAAGATAGGGTTGTTCTGTACGCCTGGCTGTGGGGTCATCATTGTCTGACCTGCTTGGCCTGGGAAGTTAACCCCTTGGATTTGATTAGACGCTACGTCTGTATAATAGATAGCCATGTTAGTTGTCTCCTATGTTAAGGGTTAAACTGATTCGTCGCAATTGACTTGGACGACACCCTTTTCTTCTAGGCGAGTCGCATCCATTAAAAGTGCAGTACGCACTTGAATTGCATGAGATTGCATTGGAAGAATATCGATGTGAGTACGTACATCTTCGCCTACACCCATGATTAAGAAATCTTTTTGGTAAGCTACGCAGGTACGGATTGTTGTTGAACCAGCTTGGTAAGGAACCAACTGAGTACGAACGAAATGGAANCCCATGAAATCACGGATCATACCATCACGTAGAGCACGCACGTCGTTATAGAGTACGCTATTAACTTGATCAACATTTGTGATTAAGTTGTTTAATTGCTTTGCAGAATAAACAAATACNCGACCCTCTTCTTTAACATCATTAGAATCCATAACGTAGGATGTCTGAGTTAATTTAGCGAGTTGCAGACCTGAGTTTGCAGAGCCTGATCCATAAGTAACACCAACTTGCTGTGAAGAAGGCAGCGTTGTAGCTGTTGTTCCTTGAGCACCAGTATAGTTTGTGCCTAATAGAGCATTGATAAGAATGATATCCTTCTGTCTGTTAGCAGCAATAGCGTGTTGCTTTGCTGTTGGAGACTGTGGGTCAGGTAGCTGACCGAGAAGGATATGATCAAAGTAGTCAATCCAAGTGGTCTTATCGTAAGGGCGAGGACGCACCCAACGGAAGAACGTAGGAATGTCAGATGGTTCACTTTTTTGAGCACGAGCAGTGATCTGACGCAGAGCGTAAGATTGATCACCGATTTGATCGTATCTCTTTTGATTACCATTTACATTGTCTGAAGTGTACATCCCTGCGAGACGGTGATCAACTTGTTGGGCCATGATTTCACGCCAAATGTCGTCGAACGCTGTCTCGTAATGGGGAGGTAGTGAGAATATTGCACCAGCCATGAGAGTATGAGAATTGAGGTTTAATACGGCGATATACCGTACTGATTGTACGTTCGCTCCTCGGTTGTCCCAAAAGGGATCGATCATCGAACACTATTGTTCGACAAGTGATCGGGTCAGCTTTCGCTGGTTCTCCTCTGTTTGTCTATGGGCATAAAAAAGCACCTNACGGTTAAGTCAAGTGCTTAGTCTATGAACTATAATTAGTCTTAGGTAAGAGCTGTAGTACGACTTGNTTCATTCCAAGTTGTACCGTCTGAACAGAAACNAACAACAATAGCTTTTGAAGCTGTACCTGTTACTGTACCAGTAGAACGGAAGCCTGTAGAGAACGTAATAGTACGTGCTGAAGTAGCATCATTGTTAATCTGGATAATAAGACGAGCACCAGCCTGTGGTACGTATGCTGCTGTTAAAGTAGCATTACCAACTGCTGAAGTTGTGTTAATAGCAATAAAACGAGTTGTCTGTAAATAAGGTGCAAGCTCGATTGATGATGCATAAGTAGGAGTGATACCAGTTCCTGATACACCGCCTACGGTTACTCCAGATCCTGTAACTTGTGCTACGAAATCTGGGTTTGGTGAAAATGCTGTATTTTGTGCCATGATGTAAGTTGGGGGACGAGGGCTAACTTAGGAGAGCTTCAGGTATTGTCAATGCTTCACCTTCAAGAACACCATTGATGTCTCGTAAGCGACCACAGATGAACATATTACCTTCGTAAATAAATTTCTCACCCCATGATTCTGAGACATGAATAATGCTACCAATAGGAGCCATTTCCTGTGCTAATGGACCAGAACCAACAACAACACATTTAAAATGTGTACGTAAGGCTTGCTGATAATTTGGTGGAATTATTAGCAGTCCTTGCTTGTTAGTTTCTTCTACTGGTCTTGCTATTAAGTTATCTTTTAAAGGACGTGGGACTTTCATTATTTAAGTCCTCTTTGTCCTGCTTCAAGCATCAAACTTTGATAACGTGCTTTAGCTGTTTTATTGTTAGGGTGTGAGCCATTAGTTAATGCTTCATTTAAAGGATGTGCTTTATTATGTAGCATATCACGAGCTTCTGCTAGTGGGTTAGTACCACCTGATGACTTANCTTCACCTGATACAAATTTATCTTCCATAGTAGTCATAGCATGACGCATAGCCATCAAGAAAACATTACTGTTTTTCATTAATGTTTGATGCTCTGGATTATTCATATCCAAACCTAAACGCATAGCACCACGTTCTGCCATTTCTTGTGCTTTGGTTAATGGAATGTTTTCGTTACGTAAAGTTGCTTCTAAGTTCTTTTGCTGAGTAGAAAAGAAATTCTTTTCATACTCTGCTTGTGATGCAACTTGCTTTTGAAGTTCTGCGGTCTGTAAAGCCACAAGATCTTTTAGCATCTGTGGTGATGCAGAATACTTGTGAGCAATTTCTGCTGCACCTTTAGCAAGCGTATCATTCCAAAGTTCATTGGCTAGATTTTCTGGTTTGGTGATGCCATAGTCTTTAGGATCTTTCGGCACTCCGTTTATTGAATCGAGGAGTGCTTTACGTTCCGCTAGAACTTCAGGTGCAGCATTAGCTGGAAGTGGTGCAAGACCTTTCTTGCCAGCTAAAGTTTGCTGATTAGCCATCACTGTTAATACATCATCAAAAGTCTTTTGACGTGATAATGTATTTTTAAGTGATGTGTGATGATCAGGTAAATTGTCTAATGCTTTATGGTTTAGTGTACCATCAGCATTAATAAAGCTCTTATAAAATGGTTCTTTAACAGCAGATGTGGCAGTCTGTGTTGCAGGAGCAGTTTGATTAAGTGCAGGTATGTTTGCTTCTACTGGTGTAGGAGCAAGATTTAAGGCAGGTGCAGATCCACCAGCAGGTGCATCACCTGTTATGGAATCATACAGTGGCGTGTGTGGGATCATTTGGTTTTAGCAACAGGAACTACTTCAGTATTATTTTCTTCACGTTCTGCATACATAGCTTGAGCAAGTTTAAATGCCATAGCTGAACAATCTGCATAATCTTGTTCACGAGAGAAATCAAACTTCTCACGAAATGCTACCATAGCAGCTATTGCTGCATCATCTATAAATTTTACTTTTTCGGTATTAGAACTCATAAATCATCATCTCCGTCTGTTATTGTGTTTTCTCCAACGATTTCGTCTTTAGTAAATACTAAAGAACATTTACGAGATCCAATTAACTGATTATCAAGTGTGACTACTTGCATCTCATAGTTGATTGCACCTGTGCTCCAGGTCTTTGCACCCTGTTGAATCTTTTCAAGATTATTATCGTCTGCCGTATTACGGTCATCACGGATAACAGGAATCATACGCTTTACTGTAGCTCTACGTGGTTCGCCTTCATTATCTACCAACACACCAAANCGTGCGTAGAACTGTTGTGGCTTGTACTTTAATTCCCAAGCGTTCCATATTGGATCATCTTCACCAAGTAACTTATTACGTTTTGGTGCAGGAGGAGTGTTAGGTTTAACTACATCACGCTTCTCGCCTTTAATACTAATCTCTTTGATTTTACGTTCAGATACCTGTCGNCCATCGCCAATAGTACCAATTAACACAGAAATGCGTTGACCATGTTTAGCTGATATCTCTTTTGATTCGTATTCAATATGACCAGTATCTTGATCATACGTAGCTAAGAGGGTTTGTTTACCTCTGCGATTATTTACTATTCTTCCATCTTCCAAGAGTTCAAACTCTGGAGTAGCTGTGGCATCTGACATATTTTACCTTTTGGTTATGGGTTGTGGCTTTGTTTCTTTTAACTTCTGAGAAAGTTCAATCTGTCTTTCAATAACACGTATTGGTATTGATGCACCATCACGGTGAGCTGCTGCTAACGCTATTTTATAACCGTCGGCTTCTTGGAATATAAAACACGGTCCTGTTTCACCTGCACATTTTTTAAGATGCTCAATGACATCTTTCTGTGCTTGGGAACGTGACGTCGGTAATCCAAAGATTTGCAAGAAAGAATCTGCAACTCTGCCTTGTTCAATTCTTGATTGTACTAGCGAATCTGTTTGTTCAACTGTGGCTTTTGGCATTATTGGGTTTATTGCTGCATGGCGTTCTTAGCAGCATCTTGTACGAAATCAGGTGAACCACCTAATCCCTTACCAGCCTTACCAAGTTGTTCTGCAGCTTGGAGAGCTTGTTGTTGCTGTTGTAACTTCATGCGTTGTTGACGTATTGCTGCAACGGAACGTTCATCTCGGAATAAATCTGCGTTCATTCCTGAGTTCATGGCGTAGTTCCGCATCATTTTATCTAAATCAAAATTGTCTGCTACCTCTGGCTTAAATTGCATAATAGGTTGCATGAACTGTACTGCTTGTTCTGTTCCACGATTCTGCAATGCCTTAAGTGCAAGACTAATTCTGCTGGTAATTGTAATCTCTGGTAAAACTAAACCTTTAGAATTAACACCAGAATCTANCATAAGTGANTCTGGAGCTTGTCCAAACTTACCTTGACGATANAGAATACCAAATACTCTACGCAATAATGGGTTTAAAAACTCGGTTACACGACGATCAAATACAGGTGTGAATTGTTCTAACTTCTCTGCAAGACGTTGTGAGATCTCGTATGCAGTCATCTTTTTGTCGATGAGTGGATCAGATCCTAACATCTTAAACATATTAACAAAGAAAGCATCATTGATCATCTCTTTCTTGTTAGCAATTAACTCCATGCCCATTTTGTAATCACCAATCGTAGCCCATTCTACTGGTCTTCCGTTTGGTTCATTGATGTCCCAAGTAGTTACACCACCTGCTCGAAGATCAACATCACCATCAAGATTACTTGGTACTAGAATACGTGGGTATGCTTTTAGTTCTGCTAAAGCATCTGTGTACTGTGTAATGTAATTGATTTGACGTACATCAGGTAATGCTAAGTAAGCAGGTGAATATCCCCAAGGTGCATCTGTACCCCACTTAGAAAATCGACTGCAAAGATACGGCATCTCATCGTAACCACTAACACGCACACACTGACTAAAATCAACTGAGATATAAACTGAAGCAATAGGTTTGTTAGCACCATCCTGTCTCTCAGGTAATCTTGAAGAATCTTCTCTAGGAAATACTGCGTGTACAAATTTAAAATCACGATCCATTCCCTTACCACCTTTAAGAGCATTTTGCATCTTTTCAGGCAAACTCTCTTCACCAAACATTTGTATTGCCTGACGACCTGTTAACTTAAATTCACGACGTACTGTATCAACAATACCTTCGTCATTTTCTTCAATAGTGTATGTGCCTACTTTTGTATTTCTAAAGTTAAGTGAACTTGATTTACCTTCTTCACAGAAAATACAATCAGTACCAAAGATGCCTACGTGAAGATAACCAATGTTAANTACGGAATAAAAGTTAGAACGTGCTAACTCCTGCATAGTAATATCTGAACATCTACCTAACCAAATAGCAGCGTCATCACCTTCCTGTCGTAATGGCATCGGTGGTTCAAATTGTGCCCACGGTTCACTTGATGGTGTTAACCAATTACGCTGACCAGCAGCCATAGTTTGTGCTGCCAAGTATTGCTGTCGTATCAAAAATGCGGTCTGTCCAGCCTGTAATTCCTTCTGTCTTTGTTACATTGATGTCAGACTCTTGAGGTAAAAAGTATTGCGAGATCGTTTGCCAATCAGAATCAAATGTAGCTGAACGCTTAGAACGTGCAGATTCGTACTTGTTTAGCTGTTCCTTGGCTAATAGATCTGTTGCCATATATTATCCGAGCTTAGAAGTCGTTGGAGTAGCACCAGAACTGTTACTTCCCATACCCTTATAACCGCCAGTATCACCTGCAAAAACAGTCTTTTTGATAGATTTCTTCATCAAATTCTGTTGTGCAACGTCTTGCTGTGCTTGCATAACTTCAGCCGATGATGCCGTGACAGGTGGTGCAGCCACTGGAGTTGGTGCTGCTTGTATTGCTGCTGCTGGAGATCCGCCACCCATAATAGTTAATTGGTTAAAATTTCGGCTAAACGTTGTAAATCTTCGGTTTTATACAATCTAAGCTCTCTTTTATTGTCAATAATGCGTTCAAAAGCAATGTAAGGTAGTGGAAATGGCATAGAACTGAAGGCTTTTGANACATTTCCAGCCATTGCAAACACATACCAACAGTCAGAATCAGACGCATCAAACACGTGTTCGCAGTCCACAATCTCGTTTGGTGGTGCTAAACGACGGCAATTTTTGCCCATAACAAAGTATTCAGGCGTTGAATAAACAAAACCATACCTAAAAAACCAGTCAACGTAGTCACCAAAGGATGCTCCTTGTGGTAAATCAATATACTTTTGTGCTATTGTTTCGTAAGGACTCATAATCCAACTGTTACAATAAAATCAAAAAATCCAGTACCTGAATTAATTGTAGACCCTGAACAATTACGGAAGAAAAGAACTATTTCATTTGCAACACTAGCTGAATTATCAAATGCAGCTTCAAATACTAAACCAACAGGAGTACCACCTGTAGAATTAGGATAAGGTACAGCGTAAATATTTCCTGATCCTCCTGTTACACCACCCGACGTAACAGCATCCGTTAAAGGACTATAAACATAAACTTGCAACAATCCTCCAGCAGCTATGCTAGATGTAATGTTATACTTGCAAGTAAGTCTATTGCTGTATGGAGCATAGCTTGAAAATGAAGAACGACTAGAAGTTGTAGACACCGCAAACGCTGATGCTGGTTGTCCCGCTGCTGGATAAACATTCCAATTACCACCTCCGTTAAGAAATATGATTCGGTTGGTGTTTCCCGTAATAGACATACTGTTCCAAGGAAGATTACCTAGATCTCCTTGTATGCAGTACCTAGCTGTACATCCAACAAACCTGCCAGTCATAAACGAAGCAGATGCAAAGTTATTTGTATTAATACCACCAAACCAAAGGGAGCAGTCTATATCCCAATTATTTAAATATGAGCTAGTGGCGTTTGTAGATGCGTTATAAAAACCATATGAGCTTGTAGCACCATTTATATCTACAGCTTTAATTTGAATTTTGTTACCATTCCAACCATCATTATTAAGGTTATCCCAATAGCACGCAACTATGCCACTAGCATAACCACCTGATACCCAAGGATTACTTGAGATGTTATCGTTGGTGTAGAAATTAGAATAGATTTCATTACCTTGAATTGTAGCACCAGAACCATCGTCAGTTACATATACACCATATTGGCAATCTGGTATAAAATGTACATTAACGTAGTTATCTAAAACTGTATGTCCGCTGGCGGCTTTTATCTTAATGCCATACTTACAGTTCTTAATCATAAAGCCTGTGGCTTTAAGTACGTTACAACCAAGAAGTGTTAATCCT